GAAACTAAATTTACTAATACTCCTAATTACATTCAGGGCATTGAAGTTGATGAAAATTTAGAATTATCAGAAGATGCAAAGTTTGGACATGAATTAGCTAAAAATCCAATTAAATGGTATGAATACTTTAATAATAAATAATATGAAGCAATGTAATCAATGTTTAAAAACTAAAGAGTATTCCCAATTCTCTAAGCGTTCAGCATCTAAAGATGGATTGCAAGGAAAGTGTAAACAATGTAATAAAATTGACAATTATAATTTCAGAACTGAAAAGCCAGAGCATCACGTTGAATGGCAAAGAACTAATAAAGATAAGTTTTACAAATATGTAAAGCAATGGTATTATAAAAAAGCAATTGCTGATGATAGTAGAAGTACAATCTATACTATTACAGCACCTGATGGTAAAGTTTATGTTGGGATGTGTCAAACAATTTTCAGTAGAAGAGTTGCAGCACATAGAAAATCCTATAAGTTAAATAAAAATACTTTACCACTATTGCATAAATCTTTTGATAAATGGGGATGGAATAATCATATTTGGAATACAGTAGATTTGTCAGGCATTGATAGAGGAATGCTGAAAATAATTGAAAGCAATATGATTAAAATTCATAAATTAGAAGGAATATCACTTAATATTAAAAACTAAAAATAAAACAAAATGGCTTACAGCAAAAAAGGAAAAAAAGAATATGGTATGTTAATGATACCTGCAGAAGTTCATCAAATGTTAAAAGAATACTGCGATAAGCATGGATTCAAAATGAGTGGATTCGTTTCAGCATTAGTAAGACAACATATTTACGGAAAAAAGGATAGATAGTATGGAAGAATATAGTTTAAACAATTTGTATGATTGGTTATTTCATTACAATCCTTATGAGAACTTATGGTACGCAACTCCAAAAGAAGATTATATGAAATTCTTTGGTAATGGGGATAAAAGCACCTCACTTAAATCATCAGAGATTCAAACATTAATTCATTTAATTTATACACAAAGATATGAAAAGTAAATGCATTTGGAGATTTGGAACTTGGTTAGAAGGATTAATTTCAGTTCTAACATTAGGACACGGAAAAGCATTCGCAAGTTGGGTAGCATGGACATTCTTTAAAAACCCTGATTGTGGATGTGAAAGAAGAAAAGAATATTTAGATAACCTATTTGGATGTTCAAACGGAATAAAATTATAACGAAGGGGCTGGGGTTAAATTCAGTCGATAACCTTAAATTTTTTGATAGATGATAAAAGTATTAACGGAAGAAGAAAGCGTTCAAATGCGACTAAAAGAAGTGGCAATGCGTAGATTATGGAGCAGAGAACAAATCATAACGGATGCTAAACTTATGATGAGTATGCCAGATGGCGGAAATACAAAGTATGTATTATACAATCAAAGGGAACATTTCTACAAATGGTTAGAAACAAATGAAGCAAGAGATGTATGGATGAAAACTCCTTATACATTAGAATTAGCAAAATATTATTCACAAAACAAAATACAATAAAATGCAACAAGAGCAAACAACATTCACATTAGCAGGAACAGAGAAACCATTTGACCCAAATGCGGCTTATCTTATCGATTTCTCAAAATTGACATCGGTAAATGATTTGGTCCTAATTTTAAGTTGTATGGGATTTACATTTGCCGGTCAACATCCATATATTGACCAAGTAAAACCATTTTTAAATTTAGATAACCCTATTTATCCAGGTGAAAGAAAGCCGGCACCAACTGAAAGTGGAATTAAATTACCAAAGCTTAAAAAAATAAATAAAGATGGAGAATAATTACGAACCGCTAACCCAATCGGAATATATTCAGTTAAAAGATACGATGGCAGGAATTGGAGCATATTTGCCTGATAATCTTGCACCATACATTTGGGCAACCTTTAATAAGTTAAGAGATGAAAATGAAACTCAACCATGTACTTGCGCATCAAGCGGAAAACATTGGAAAAGAGCAGTAGATTATATTAATGAATGGTTAAAAGGAAAAGCGTAATGATAGATAGCGGAAGTTTAAACTCGTTAGAATGTGAGAGAAGATTAACAAATCTTTATAATGAATCACACAATTGGTTACTTCAATCAGCTAAAAAGATTACAAAAAATGTAGAAGAATCGGAAGATTTAGTAATGGAATTGTATGAGTATCTCCATATAAAGTGTAATTCCAATTTATTTTGGGGAAAAGACTCATACAATCTCTTTTACTGTTCAAAGTTTTTACATAGCCGTTTTATAAACAAAACAAAGAAGCTGAATAGAATATCATATGTTGAAGAAGTTTGGGATACCGAATTGGACATTCCATATGATGTAGATAGAGATTTAGAGATAGAAAAAGCACATCAACAAGTAATAGATGAATTAAAGCATTTATCTAAAACAAAGATGTGGGCACCAGCAAAGATATTTGAATTATATTGGATGTCGGATGATACATTAGATGAAGTAGCAAAAAAGATAAACATAAGTAAATCGACAACATTCCTAGCAGTTAAAAAAATCAGAAAATACCTAAAAGAAGTTATACAAAACCCATATGAACCCAAAGAATAAAAAAGTATGGCCAATGTTAGAATTGGAATGTATTCATTGTAAAGAAACGAAATTAATTCCTCAAAGAAATGAACATAGAAATAATATATGTTCTACATGCGCAGCAGAAAGACAAAGAGAATACGCTAAAAAGAAAGCAAAAGCAGAAGGTAAACGAAGTGGAATAGTTGGAAGAGTACCATATCCATTAGGTGAATGGGAATATGTAACCCAAAAGTTTTACGCAATTCAAAACAAATTGAATAAGTGTAAGAGTAGAGAAGAAAGAATTGAACAAATCCGAAAGAATTTGGATGCCGTATTAGAAGATAAGGAAGTAATGGATTGGATATGGATGCATGATAAGGAGGAAAGACAAAAAAAAGCAGATAAAAGAAGAAAAGCTAAAAAGAGTCAAAAGGAAAATATAGATACAAGAAATATAACGTGGGATGAGTGGGAAAAGCTAAACTTTGGACAAGACTGGGATGATTAACATAGAACTACCATATTCAGAAGTAAAAGATAAACAAATAGACTTTCATATCAATTGGACATTAATGAAAGCATGGCTAATGATATTAGATAAAGATGATAATCTAATAAAGATGTGGCAATTTACTTTTGAAGAGGTTTAGTAGTATATACATATATATGAATCAACTACAAACGCACTAGGTGTTGTTATATTGTAAAGAACAATTAAAAACAATGGCAAAGGGATTTCAAAAAGGACAGAGCGGCAATCCGAAAGGAAGAGCAAAAGGTACGCCTAATAAAACAACTGCTGAAATAAAGGAGATTATTACTAGAATAGTAGGTAATCAGTTAGATAGATTGGAAGCAGATTTAGATAAAGTTAGAAAAACTGACCCAATAGAAGCGATGAAGTTATCTACTAAGCTGATTGATTATGTTATACCTAAAATCAGTAAGTTAGATGTAGAAGGTACATTAGAACATAAAGTATCTAAATTAGTTATTGAAATAAAAAAGAATGATGGGCAGAACAGTCAACATACAAACGACACAGACATTCGAGAATCTGCTGAATAGTACAAAGCGTGTTTCTCAACATATAGGTGGAACGAGAAGCGGTAAAACATATGCTATTATTCAATTCCTGATAGCACAATCGCTTGAAAATGATTTGACAATAACAATGGTTCGCCAAACTATTCCATCGCTTAAAAGAACTCTAATAAAGGATTTTAAGGATATTCTTACATCTTTAGATTTATGGATAGATGATAACTTTAATATTGCTGATAGGACTTATAGGATTGGTAATAGCTTTATACAATTTATTAATACTGATGATGCGGATAAGCTTAGAGGTATTAAATCAGACATTCTCTTTATCGATGAAGCTTCGGAAGTTACTGAAGATTCTTATTTCCAATTATCAATCAGAACAACAGGTAAAATAATTTTAGCTTATAACCCAACTGTATCACCATATCATTGGTTAAGACAGATGGGGGATTGTGATAGATATGTTACAACATATAGAGATAATCCGTTCTTACCTTCTGAAATGGTTAAAGCAATTGAAGATTTACAATACACAAATGAAAAAAAATGGTTAGTTTATGGAAAAGGCGAATTTACAGGTAATGATAAAGCTATATTTGAGTTTGACATTATTGATGATACTGATGGTGATTTCATTGCCTTTGGTTTTGATGTTGGTTATTCTAATGACCCCTCGTCTTTGGTGGCAATCTACAAAAAAGGTGATGAATTACATTTGGAAGAATTACTTTATGAAACGAGGCTCGTTACTACTGATATCATTGAAAGATTCAGAAAGCTCGAAATCGACAAATCTCACGAAATCTTCTGTGATAGTTCAGAACCAAGACTCATTGAAGAAATCTACCGAAGCGGATTCAATATCAAACCCGTTGTTAAAGGAAAAGATAGTATCAACTTCGGAATAGAAGTAATGAGAAACTATAAAATAAAAGTATTAAAGAAATCACAAAACTTAATTAATGAAATGTATGGGTATGAATACATAACTGATAAAAATGGTTATGTTACTGATAAACCACAAGATTTCAATAACCACGCAATAGATGCAGCTAGATATGCGTGTATGATGAAGTTATCACAAAAAGCACAATCAAAAGGAGTATATGCAATATCAGTCGGAAAATATAGATATTAGAGAACAACTATGGTCAGCAGAAGAAATCAGACAACTGATTGAGTATGCAAGAAGTTTAGAACAAACAAACGAGAATTTAAGAGCAGGTATTATAACAATGCAGGCTAAATTAGATAATGAAGAGGCTAAAGTACGAAAACTAACAATGTATATAGCTCACTTAACAAATCATAAATAATATGAAGCAAGAATTAAATTTAACTCTGCCACAATCGTATGGTGATATTACACTAAAGAAATGGTTGGAATTACAAAAGGAAATGGCAAACTATGATGGTGATGAAGAAGCGGTAACTGCTGTTATGTTACAACATCTATGCGGATTAGACCCAACTTATTTTAGAGGGTTAAGTATGGAAGATTATGTACTGATTAAAACTACGCTTAATTCATTTATGGGAAATGTAGAATTGCCATTACAAAGATTTATTACAATAGGTGATGTAGAATATGGATTT